TGTTATATTAACAGGAGTAGCAAACCCAATAGTAATAAGATGAACAGGCCTAATATCATTAGTCGCTAGTTCGTTCTTTATTGCTGTTGTTAGACTTCTCGTCATATTCTTCGTAGTTAGTTTGAGTTACACTTTCTGTACCTTTTAACATAGTATATTCAAATTTGCTATTAGGTTTCTTGTATAATTTAAGATCGTTAATACTAGCATTTATTTCATCTTCATTAACAATAATTTCAGCAATAAAATCGGCAGTTATCTTGTGGGTTATTTTATATTTTTTCACTATAAAGATTCTTCTACATCAAACTCAAATTGATATAACAAAGCACCATCTTTATCTGCACCAGCTACACCAAACTCTTGAATATCGTTTGTTAAATGTACTGTAAATGGAACATTATCATAAGTTACTCCTGAATCATTTGCTAAGGCTACAAGTAAAGGTGGCTCTATTGTAACTGTTGCTTCATTTGAACCATCTGCTGTTACATCTGCAACAACCATATAAACTTTGTCATGAGCAAATTTAATAAAATCTCCAGCTTTAAGTGTGCCTGTCATAGCATCAACAGTAATTGTTGTATCTCCAACTGCGTGAACACCATTTACTAAAACAGTACCACTAACATTACCTCTAGCATCTTCTACTTCTGGTGGGATTATTGTAAAGTTTTCTTTGCCTGATCTTTGTTTAATTATAAAGGCCATAAGTTCGCCATAAACATCACTTCTTTTTGCTGTAATTATTCTAGCAGTGAAACCAAATCTTTGATTATCTATTTGTCTAGCAAGTTTCTTACCAGATACAGTTTTTGAGATAATAGTGTTTTGAATAGACCTTATTCCTAAAGATTCAAACTTAGCAGTAGATATTGGAAAAGCACCTGACATTAGATTAAGTTTTTACTCCCTCTTTCATTAACTGCATTATTAATTAATTGTGTAATAGTTCCTCTTGATCTTACAAGTAATTCTTCAAAGCCAGAAGCATCTACTGTGTTAATATTAAAATTAACTGTTGTCGCACCACCATTTCCTGTGCCTCTAGCTGATTGTGTTATTTGACCTGATGAGTTTGGAACAAATACTTCTGCACCTCTTTCCCCAACTACAACAGGCTGACCTTTTGATACTGCTCCACCATTTGCCATAAAAGGTAATCCACCACCTGAGCCACCTGTAAATAAACTAAGTACAGCTTGTCTTTTCATTTCTGTTGTTTGTGATCTTAATTCGTTTGTAATTAATTCTTCTGATGTTACTTGTTCTTTTTTAAGTGCGTTTCTAATTGTTTCTTGAATTACAATTTGTATTGTAAAAGCTACCATATCTACTAATAGTTTTTGTGCTATTTCTTTAAATGTCATGTTTAAATCTTTACCAAGAACTAAAGCTTCTGCTAGTCCTCTTGAAAATGCTTTGATACCACTTTGAGCCATTTTACCGATTGTTGCATTTATTGATTCAAAGTCTTTTTTAAATGCAGTAAGTATATTATCTTTTACTTTACCTAATTCTAAACCAACATTTTTTGTTTCTTCTGTTGAGCCTTTTAATTTGTTTAATATTTCTTCTACTTGTTTTGCAGATATTAAAGCTTTTGCTTCTAATGTATTTAAAAATTTACTTAGTTCTGATGAAATACCACTAAATCCATCCTCAGTTTCTAAAACTTCTGTTTTTAATTCTCCTATTGGTTTTTTTAATTTTTCAGATATTGCTAATATATCTTCGTTTTGTTTTTTAATTTTTTCAAAACCCTCTTGGCTTACTAATTTTAGGCTTTTTCTAGTATCTAATATTTTTTGATTAAACTCTGCAAATTGTTCTAAAAACTCTCCTAACTTAAATCTTATTTGATCTAAAAAACCACCAATAGCAACAACTAATAATTTTCCTTTAGTACCTAGCATTAAAAAACCAATGACTCCAAATGTTCTTATACCCTCAGGTAAAGTTTGTAAAAAATCAAAAAGATTACCAACAGAATGAAAAACAAATGAAAAAACAGGTTTTAAAGCTTGTATGATAACAGCACTACCAAGCACAATATTTTTTGTGGCTGTAATTAAACCAGCACTTAATCTCGCACCAAATTGACTAACTTGATCTTGATTATTTTCTATTAATTTATTTATCTCTACTAATCCTTGTTTTATAAAATCAAAGAAACCAGCTTGTGCAGTATCTAATCTAAACTTAAATAGTTTATCAGATAACATTGATAAAGTACCTGTAAATGAAGTTGATAGAACTTCAGTAGCTTTTTCAAACTCTCCACCCTCTCCAAATAGTTCTCTAAATCTTTTCTTTGTTTCTTCTGTTGTAACCTGTACTCCAGCTTTAAATCCTAATAATGCTCTAACACCTCTTTCTCTAAATAAATCTGCACTACCAATACCTGAAGAAAATGATCTTTGTATTTGCTCTGCTGTTGTTCTAAAATCTAATCCTGTAACTGATGCAACATTACCTGTTATCTTTAAAATCTCATTTAGTTCTTCTGCGTTTTTTGTAACAACTGCTAAGTTTCCAGCACCAGCTTGAATTTCCTCTAGTGAAAAAGGTACTCTACCAGCAAAATCTATTAAACCTTGAAAAGCTTTGTCTCCCTCTTTGACACCTTTAAATAAGAAAGCAAATCTTAATCTTAATTGTTCAACAGTTGAGCCAACATTTAAAATTGATTTTATAGCAAGTCCACCACCAATACCAATAATTGCACCCTGAACAGAAAATACTGCACTTCTTAAATTTGATAATCCAGCCCTGACACCATTAAAAGCTTGTTTGGTTTTGTCTTTTGCTAATATATTTAATACTAAATTTTGTGCCATTATCTGTGCCTCGATTTATTCATAGCTTGTTCGTGTTCTTCGTTTTCTAATAAAAGATAGCCTATCCAATGGTTATACTCCCATTCTTCCATTTGTAAAACATCTCTTAGAGATATTTTTAACCTATCAGCTAAAATAAAACAATTCTTTAATTGATGATCGGATTTTAGTTTTTTTTTACTTCTTCAGGATTAATAGCTTTTACCATTTCTGTCGCTATCCTAGACAATACATCGGAATCTACTTTGTGCATCAAAGTAAGTTTATCTTCTAAATTAAATATTTTGTTTCCATCTTTATCTATTGCTTTCATTACTAAAATATCAGCAAGAATACTAACATCGTTTAGATTGTCAGATTTTTTAAAAAGCTTATTTTTTTCAGATAAAGTAATTGGAGTCCAATATATTACACTTGGATTACCAGCTTCGTCTTTCCATTCCTCTACTTCTAAATGTTGAACACCTAGAGATTCAAAATGTGATTTAGCAGAATCTATTAATTTCATAAATTAATATTATACAGTTGCTCTAGTTAATGCTCCTGTGCCTTGAAAAGTAACCGATCTAGATATAACTGCATCCATACCATTATTAACTGACATTCCTGTAATAATTCCTGTGCCTGAGAACTTCTCATCCCCTGAAGTATTACCCTCAGGTAGTACTACAAATGCTATAGAACTTCCAACAGTTAATGTTTGTTGTGGAGAATCAGTTTCATCATAACTCATTTCTAAAGTTCCTGAGAATGATGTTCTACCAACTAAGAATGATTTTGTTGCATCTGTTAAAGCTGTATCTTCTACAACATCAGCAGTAGTTTCTAGTGTGAAACCTGTTAGTTCCCCAACACCTGTTCCACCAGCAGTAACTACTCCTTCTTTTCCGTGATGTGTTGCCATTTTTTATTTTCCTTTTTAATTGTTGTTGTATTTTCTTTTTCTTGCTTCCATCCTAAAGCTAAAAAATTATCAAGCTGAGTTTCATTAATACTCATTTCATGCCCATCTTTATATAATTTAATATCTTTAGCCATAAGTCCTTTTATTACTTTTCATCTTCTTCGTCAATATCTTCTTCATCTTCTTCAAAATCATCATCATCTAAATCTTCTTCCCATTCTTGACTTTCATCTTCTTGGTTTTCTTTTAATTCAGCTAATAAGTCTTTTACTTCTTCACATAACATAGACTCTTTATCGTGTAATTTTTCTATTTGGTCTATTTTCTTTTCTATTCTATTTATAATTTTAGTAGTCATCTATTCTCCTATGGTGTTCCAGCTTGATATTCATACATACATCTAATAGTCATTCTTATTCCACCAACAGGAAATAAAGAACCCTCGTCAGTTTCTACTTGTATAACTTCAGAATCAAGTGCATTACCACTTCGAGTAATATCAGTTTCTATTGCAGTTTCAATAGCTGTAATTAATTCATTTCTTTTAGTATCTATATTGGCCTCTGCACCTTTTACAAATCCTAGTATTACAAAATCAATCGTACCATGCCTAGTTTTAGCACCACTTCCTAATTCAGAGTCATCTCTGTTTTCTTCTGATGTTTGAACTATTACTGCTGGATATTGTTTATCTGATAATTCGTCTAGTTGAAAAGGTTGTCTAGTTGCTTTTATAATATCTGGGCTAGATATAGCAGATATAACTGACAGTAAATTAGATGCTATGTTTTCTCTTATACTCATATTTTAAACTTTCTTAATTCTTTTTCTACAAATCTGTTGAACTGCTTACTTATAATCTTTTCTGTTCTATTGTTAAAGCCAAAAAATTTTCTTTGTGGCTCATTTGTAACTTGATTAAAAAAGGCTTTGTCAATTTCTTCTTTTCTACTAAATGCTATGGATATTTTATGTTTTCCTGTTTTTTTAACCATTGATGGAGTTAAAGCACCCATCATTCCATTATCATAAATTAAATCAACTGCTGTTGGTCTACCCTCACTTTGTAATCTTTTTAAATATGAATCTGAATATGGTGCAAATCTTCTATCATTAAAATCAATACCTTTTTTTGTTTTAGTTCTAATAATATCTACTAATTGAAAACCAGCTTGCTTAACACCTTTATCAATTATTCTGGGTAAAACAGATTGAAACTTTTTAAATTTTCTTGCTACTTGCTTATTATTAGTTTTGATCTTTAAATCTAAAGCCATTATCTAGTCAATCTTCTAAATCCATGTAAAGGTTCTCTCTCGTTTGCTACAATAGTTCCAGAAGAATCTACATCATATTCTACACCATCTTCTAATATCATTCTCCATTCGATATTGTATTGGCTCATGTAATATTCTTGCATTCTTTCAAATCTATCTTTTTCTGTTTCTGGTCTAAATTTAGTTAATGCTGGTAAATAGAATCTTCCAAGAAATAGATAAACACCAGCTCTTTCAAACTGATCTAAATTAACTTT